CTGTTGACAATACATAATGAACGTGATACAATATAAATGTAATCAAGAAAGGTTACAAAAAACAAACAAAGGAGCAAGCACAATGACACAAAACTACAATAATGAAATGAAATGGATGGACACGATTATAACTGAATTAGAAGGAATGAGTCCTGTAGCTTATAATGCAGAGTTATCAAGAAAGAATGTAGAAATATTTTGCACAGTATCAACTAACCTATCAAAAACAAGAAATTTGCGAGATAAATATATTCGCTTGTTGAATGTGTATGAACGTTTTGGCGAGGGGTTCTTCGTTGAGTATTATAAATTAACTGACTTTGACGAAATCATCAAAGAGGTTGAAGAGCTATACAAACAAGCACAAAAAGCATTCAAAAAATTAAAGTAATAAAGGAGTAATCAAAATTCCAAAAACACGCAGAAACATTGATGAGAAAGATTGAAAAAGAAATCAAAGAACAAGCGTAAGCAATCAATAGATAATGACAGTCAAACGGCTGTCATTATTTTTTTGAAAAAATTGAAAAAAAGTTGTAGGAAAGCGTTGACAATATATAATGTATGTGATATACTATAAATGTAGTTAAGGGACTACAATAAAACGCAAAGGGGCAAACAAAAATGACAAACTATGAAAAATTACAAGCAGAGGCACAAAAAACAAAAGAGTTAGTAAACCAAGCGGTTATTATTCTACCTCAGGACGCATTGGAACTAAACCTCAAAGACATCAAAGAACTAGCAGAGGCAGTTGAAGAAAAAATAAAAATGACGGAAGAAAGAACAGCGGACAGAAAAGAAGAATCAGCTCGAAACAACTTACCATACGTTAAACATTACAACCAACGTTTACTAGAAATCATTTCATTTTACAACTATAAATAAAGAGGAACGCAAATGAACTACTTTGAAAAATTAGAAAAAGATACAGCAATCATCAAGGCGCTAGGTAGCGAGATTTTAAAATCTAGCGCCGATGATGAAACAATCTTAACTACTTTAAACATTGTTAGCGATACAGTATATCGCTTTAAAATCGCAAAAGAGAATGGAGTTAATAGTCGAGAATCGTATTCAGAGGATTGTTTAAGATTTACTCAAATTGACATCGAACGACTAAAGAAATTCTACACACACGCATTTTTCGATAAATTGGAAAAAACTTTAATAAAAGCGATTGAAAATGTTGACAACGTATAACATACATGATATAATAAGAATGTAAATAAGAAATACAAAGGAGCAACTAAAATGAAAAATTCAAGATGGAGCAAAGACGGAATTTTAAAATTTGGAGATTTTGACGCAAACTACACGTTCAAAGGGTTCGCCCCTGAGCAGTTTCGCAAATACTCAAAACAATATGCGTACTTATTAGGCTCGCACGTATCAGAGGACGGAAACACCGCTGTAATTAAAATTGCAGCGAACCACGTTATCCCGACAAAATACGGCTATGCAGTAATCGTTGACGCAAAGAGAGTAGTATTCATCAAACATTGGCAAGTATGGGGAACATCATTCAAGGACGGCAGTTATATTATTTCTTTCAATCGTCAATATTATCAAGTAAAAGAATGGGGCGACCACTCAGAAGAGTTTGGCGAATATGAAGATATTAACGAAAGTTCGCTCGGTAACTTTGACAATCTTGTAAAACTAGCTAAAGAGCAAGAAGAGTACTATGCAGGCGTGGACGTTGATGAAGACGGGTTTGAAACTAGACGTTCATTCGATTGGAAATGGTAGGAGGTGAATTTATGAAAGATTATTTCAAAATTCAAACGATAAAAAACGATATGAAAGAATCATATAAACAAGCGGTCGAAATGTATACACATATAGTTAAATACATCCAAAAACCTAAAGACTGGCAAAGAGGCTTAGAATGTTTGAATGAATTAAACAACAGCTTAAATTATGTTTTAACAACATCAAAACAAGCAAGTTTAGAAAGAAAAAACTCAACCCTTATGAATATATACCTTAAAAATGCACAAGAGCATGAAGACAATTATAACAGTGCATATACTGCATTGTTTGAAATTGTTGTAAACATGGGAGGTACTTTATGAACGATACATTGAAAAAGTTACGAAAAATCGAACTTGATACACGGCAGATATACGAGCAAGGCACATTAGCCTATTTACGGCTCATTTATAAGCGACTAGGCGTTTCAACATATAGAAAGGCATTAGAACACCTTGAAATGTTAGAAATGGTTAGGCATGACACAAAAACGAATAGAGAGCTATTCGAGAAAAACAACGATAAAGAAATGAGTTTAATCGAGCGCAACGCTTTAGTGCGATTTGGAGAAGGTTATATCGAAACGGCATTGAGAGAGCTTGATAAACTAGAAAAATTATCAAAGGAGGACAACAAATGAAAGTAAATACAAAGGACATTGAATGGTTATTGGAAAACGCCACACAATATAAAATCTCAAAAGAGGCTAAAGTTCATCAACCTATTTTATCTGGATTGAAAAACGGCACTCGAAAAATGGAAAATCTATCAGTTATGATTGGCGACCGTTTAACAACATACGCTCAGAAATTAAAACGAGAAAAAAATAAAAAATAATTCGCCAAAACTATTTACAAAGTATAATGAATGTTATATAATAACAATGTAAGCAAAACATAAAGGAGGAAAACAAATGACAAGAACAGAAAAGGAAAGACGCAGAAAGTTGAAAAAGCAGCAAGCGAAAAACAACATGCGAAAAGTGTTTTTACAAAAGTATTTCAAGTTCTTAGCCTATACAGGATTGGCACTAGCTTTCATCATTACAATAGCATGGATGTTTGCAGGCGCTCACGAACAACAAGGCAAAGAGGTTGAGGCTTGGAAAAACGGCACGTATGTATATCCACAAGGATAAAAAAGAAGAAAAGGAGCAAACACTATGACATTTGAACAATTACACAATAGCTATTTAGAACAGGACGAACCAAAGAGTTTTGGAGTGGATTGGAAAGGGCATGAAATTTACGAAGGCGATGAATACTTTGACATTATGGGCGAGTTTGTACCAGTTGAAGATTTAGAAGAGTTCATCGGAGAAAGATTTAGCAAATATACTGCAGGGGAGTAGGAGAAAAATAATGGAAATCAAAAAATCAGAAACGATTATCAAATTATCAAAATCATTAGTTGAAACGCAGAAAGAATTAAAACAACCACTAAAGGACGCAAAAAATCCGTTTTTCAAATCTGAATATGTACCACTTGAAAACGTGGCAGAGGCTATCACTCAAACGGCTACAAAGTACGGCTTAGCATTCTCTCAATACGCAACAACAACCGAGAGTGGCAACGTATCAGTCGGAACGATTGTATTTCATGAAAGCGGAGAATATATTGAATATCCACCTCTAATCTTGAAACCAGAAAACACGAAACCACAATCAATCGGTAGTGCAATTACTTACGCAAAACGCTATTCATTATCGGCAGTTTTTGGCATTACAAGCGATAAAGACGATGACGGAAACAAGGCAAATGGAAACGGCGAACAACAAAAGCAACCGCAGAAACGAAACCAAAAACAAGCACCACAAAACGAACCAAACGTACATGAAATCGTTGAAAAATACGTTCAAAAGCTTGAAGAGTTAGGCGTAAATAGAGCGGACGTTGTTGAGTACGTATGCAACAAGCACAGCGTGGGAAATATGTTTGATATTGCTCCAAATATCCTAGTAGGCGAAATTAAACAAATTTACATGAAGAAGAACAACGAACAAAAAGCAAACACAAACGAGAAAGGAATTGACTCTGAATGGTAACAGAAATTGCTAAAATCACAAATAACTTCGAAATCATCCAAAATTTAGCAGGCGGTTTCGAAGTACCTAACTTGCAAATGTATATTGATACTTTTCAAGCATACGCAGATAATATTGACGAGGTGTTAATCGTAACCTCAGACGAAAACAGCGTGAACGGGGCGAAAGCTACAAAGAAAGAGTTTAAAGAGTTAGAGGACAAGATTGACGAACGTTTTGCCGAGTTCATGGAACAAATTAAACCTGTAACAGACGCCCGACTCGATTTAAAACGTATCATGAAGAAAGCAAGTGCAAACATTGATGAGAAAATCAAAGAGGCGTATAGAGCATGGATTGATGAGGCTATTTTTGAGTATCAACGCTTAGCGAGTTTCGATGTAACTTTTGAAATGCTAGACGAAAAAGCATTCGCCCGTAAGCAAACGAAAAAATCAATTTTTGAGGCAGTTGAAAAAGAAATCATGCGCCTTGAAGAAGAACACGCCAAACGTGAAGAAGAGCGAGCAACGATTGAAAAATACTGTAAAAAAGCAGGTCAACCAATCGAACCATTTACCGCCCTAATCGGCAAACAAGAACTAAACGAAATTTTGAAAATGATTGATACAGCGGAAGAGCGAGAAAAAGAACGTGTTCGCATTGAAGAAGAAAACCGCTTGAAACAAGAACAAGCGCAGGCACAAATGAAAGCCGACCGTGAAACAATCGAAAATGAAATCGTGCCAAATCTAGCGCCAACAATGAGTGCAGGAACTTGGACGGAAAACACCGCAGAACGAAAATTATTGTGGCATATTGATTTATGGTTGAGTGATGAAGAAAAGGACGCTTTAAAGAAATATTTAAAAGAAAACAACATCAAAGTTGAAAGTGTAAGCCGTCATGGAGTTTAATGCGACTCTAAAATCGAAAAGAGGGGGCATTTTAACGTTTGACGCAGAAAGTGATATAAAACTACCTCCATACTACAAAAACGCCGTAGACGGCTTGTATCGGGCAAATATCACTATCCTCGACCCTAGAGGGATAACCAAAGACCAAAGAGGTTATATATACGGACTATTGAACGATATATCCGAATATACTGGTTATCCTCTAGAGGTAGTCAAGGACTACATGAAAGGCGAGTTTTGCTCCAACGTTAAAACAGAATGGGAAACATTCAGTCTTGGATATAATCAGATAAGCATATACGACGCAGGGCAATTCATTGAATACATCATCGAATGGTGTTTTCAAAACGAGGTGCCGTTCAGACATCAACAGTATTTCGTGGGCAGTGAACACACTCGAATGTTATTCTTGTACCTTAAATACCGCAAATGCTTTATAAGTGGCGACAAAGGAGACGTCGCTCATTATGAGGCGGTAGGTATGGGACGCAATAGAAAGAAAATAGACCACTCGCAACACCGATTTATGTGTTTAAGGCGTGATTATCATATAGAGCAACACACAATAGGATTGAAAGCATTTTGCGAGAAATATAAAATCATACCGATTAAACTGACACCCGAACAAGTGAAAGAATTTAAGATATAAAAATATTTTTAAAAAATTTTGAGAAATCGCTTGACGGGATATAACAAACGTGATACAATATAAATGTAATCAAGAAAGGTTACAAAAACAAACAAACCAAAGGAGAAAACACGTATGAAAGAGAAAGGTTCATTTTTGAAAACGGCAGAGTTCGATAATGAATTAACATTCAAATGTAATTTCGACCAAGCTATTTGCAACGCACAACCGTTAGCGGCCATTGATGATGACAGAGATTTTCCTGAACATCATCAAAGATTCGCAAAATCGCTTGCCGAATTTCTATCTCAAGACGGCGTTAAAAAAGTACCAGTAATCATTGAATTCGACATCAAGGTTACAGGACTTGACGGAACAGAGTACAATGTTGAGGAAATCGTCGCAGAGGCAGAAAAAACGGCGGTAATTCAAAAGAACAAGCGTTCGCAGAATTGATTAGAATGCTCGCAGGTAACAAATAGTAAAAGAGAGCGAGGAGCAACAATGGCAAGACCGCCAAAAATGGGACTTGATTATTTCCCGTTGGACGTTAACTTTTTGAATGATTTAAAAACAAAAAAACTCGTCCGCAGTTTTGGAGCGTCGGCGGTAGCCGTTGCCCTTGATGTATTAACCAATATATACAAGGATAACGGCTATTATGCAGAATGTGATGAAGATTTTATTTTCTTAATTGCAGACGATTTAAAACTCGATGAAGAGTACACAAAAAACGTAATCGAAAAAATGGTTGAGGTTGATTTTTTCAACAAAAATTTATATGAAAATCACAAAATCTTAACATCTATCGGAATACAAAAACGATATATTTTAGCAAGTGGACGACGTGTTCGTTCTAAAATTAACTCAGTTTATGACCTCATAAACACAGTTTCTGATGAGTTTATGTTAACAGAAACTGAGTTTCTGCATACAGAAACCCCCGAAAACGATAGTTTCTGCATACAGAAGTACACAAAAGAAAAGAAAAGAAAAGAAAAGAAAAGAAATAAAATAAAAGAAGATGTAACAGAAGAAAAAAACGAGATTGAAAATCTAGCGGAAGAGCCGACCGCAACAACGGCTCAAAAAAATATTTCTGAGGTTTTCGTTTTTTACGAAAATCATTTCGGAATGACTAGCGATTATATTAGTCAATCAATCGTCAAGTGGTGCAATGATTTAAGCCCTGCACTCGTTAAACGAGCGCTAGAGATAGCAGTCGAGGAGAATGTGCTTAAATTCAGATACGCCAACGCAATTCTTGTTGATTGGGCAAATAAGGGCATTGACACACTCGAAAAGGCACTAGCAGAGGGAAACAGACGAAACCAACAAAGAACGCCTAACCAATACGGAAAGCCTCGAGGATTCGTTGAAAATGTGCCAGATTGGGCAAATAGACCTCAACAGCCTAAACAGGAAAAACCGATTGATGAGGGCGTTAGAAATGACCTAGCCGAGCAGATTGCAAAGCTAAAAACAAGCAAAGGAGCGGAAAATGAACAGAATTGAGTTCACAATTAACGGGGAGTGCGTGTCAAAAGCACGCCCTCGATTTTCAAAGTTTGGACACGTATACACAACGCCTAAGACTAGAGCATACGAAAACATCGTGAAGAGTACGGCTATTGATAACAGAGTACCATGTATCACAACGGCATTGAGGGTTGAGTTGATTATTTACAAATCAATTCCAAAGAGCTTTAGCAAGAAAAAAAGAGAACTGGCAAACGAGGGAAAAATTTATCCAGTAGTCAAACCAGATATTGACAATTATGTTAAAGCCGTTTTGGACGGGTTAAACGGAGTTTTATTTGTTGATGATAAGCAAATCGTGGACTTTAGAGCTGTGAAAAGATACTCAGATAGACCGAGAGTGGAGGTAACAGCGTGGAGCGTTTAAATTTAACGGTATTCGAGCAAATCATGTTGGAGCGTTTAGGTTTTGGAGTAGAAACGGCAGTTACAAGCCGAGAGCTTGCTTATGATTTTAAAACAACGCCTCGCAGGGTAATGGGCGTAATCAGTGGAATGTGCCAAAAGGGAGTGCCAATCGTTGCAACAAGACGAGGACGGCACAAAGGCTATTTCCTAGCACGGAACGAATACGAATTGAGCGAATATATCAGACCACTAGAGGCTGAACATGAAGAGGTTATGAAACGAATTGCAAAGCTGAAAACATTAAGAGCCGAGCATTTTCAACTCATTCTCGACATGAAGAAACATGAACTTTTGGAGGAATTAGAAAATGAATAACGCAAATTTAGTAGGACGATTAACACGTCCAGTTGATTTAAGATACACACAAACAGGCATCGCATACGGCTCATTTACTCTAGCCGTAACTCGTAAATATAAAAACAAAGACGGAGAGCGTGAAGCAGATTTCATTAACTGCGTAATTTGGAAAAAGGGTGCGGAGCTGCTAGCGAATTACACGCAAAAAGGCTCATTGATTGGAGTTAGTGGACCGATTCAAACTCGAAGTTATGATAATCAACAAGGACAACGAGTTTATGTAACTGAGGTATTAGTCGAAAACTTCGATTTCCTAGAAAGCCGAAAAAACGACGCTGACGGCTTTTCAAACGCAGGTAATATAAACACTCAAAACTTTAATAAAAATCAAAATTTGGGCGGAAATTTTGAAAATAATGACCCTTTTACAGCGAATGGAGAAACCTTTGAGGTGCAAGATGACGATTTACCATTCTAAAATTGAAAAAAGGCAATTTGATAAATTGATAAATATCGATACAGGATATAAAAATCCGTTTTCTGACTTTAAAAGCGGTCAAATTGAAATCAATAATGATTTTAGCGTTTTGAGTAAGAGCGTGCATGAGGCGCTTATAGAACAACAAAACAAGGCTTTTAAGGATTATTTGAATAAAATAGGCTATGTGCCTTATACGGTTACAATCGAGAACCGACCGCCTAAAATTGAGGAACTGCCAAACGGGAATTTATGTTTAAGTCGAGATTTAAGAATTAAATTTGACAAAAAGGAAGAGAAACAAAAAATGAAAAATAAATACAAGTTATTGCTAGACGAAACGAAAAAGACAGTACACGGCAATACAGTTTACAGGATTGAGGCTTTAAAAGACTTTTACAACGTAAGGAAAGGACAAAAAGGCGGATACATTCAAGGTTATTGGAATTTGTCGCAAACGGGTAATTGTTGGGTGCATGATGAGGCTATTGTTTGGACATGTAGAATATCTGCAATCACGCTTTTGGCGTTGTTAGTATCTTGGCAATTCTTGACTCCTACATTAACACTTTTTAGAACATTAAAATAAAAAAGTTTTAAAAAAAGATTTGACAAACTATAACGAATAGTATATACTATAAATGTAGTTAAGGATAGCTATAATAACACAAAGGAGCAATGAACATGGAAAGAATTGAAGAGTTAAAAGCACAAGCAAAAGAGTTGGAGTTTAATAAAAAACAAATGGAAAAACGGCTCGAGGAAATAACACAAAAAATCGAGGAGTTGAAAAGTTATCAATATTATTTAAACGTATATGGCGGAATTACTATCGTGCCAAAGTTTTTTGATGAAAAATCAGTAAAAAGAATGAAACAGCAAGGTAACTTTTTTGAAACGACTGAAGAGGCTGAAAAAGAAAGCAAAAAACGTGATTTAAAAAACGAAATCAAAGAATTTGCAAGAGGTCGCAATGGCGACTGGCAACCCGATTGGCATGCAATGTAAATATTATTTAACTATTGTAAACAATCAGAAAATGAGTGTTAGTGCGAATTATTATCTAAACTTTATTCCAGAATTTTGGTATTTCAAAAACTGTAGCGACGCTCAAAAGGCAATCGAGTTATTTGGCGATAGAATTTTAGAGTTATACGTTGACTAGAAAGGGCGTTAAAACATGAAAATTAAATATGATTTAAACGGCCCAGTTTTGAAATATCGGTATGAAATTGAACGGAACAAAATAAAACAATCTAAAATAATGTTCAATCATGAAATCACACGAGCAGTATTAAAAGCAATAAAAGAATATACAAAGTCTAAACAAGCAAATAGGCAATAGCAAAGGAATTATAAAAGGAGGCAAACACAATGAAATTTATTAGACTAACAGACGCAAACCAAGAAACAAGAAAATACACGATAAAAGTTGATAATATCTCTTGTATTGAAACGTATGTAAATGACGGTGGAAAGGTGTTTACATGGGTATATGGACATGGATTTGAAGATGGTCAAGTTTGTGTGAAAGAAACAGAGGAAGAAATTTTGCAAACGATTGAACCAAGCTTGAATCCTGATAATCTTTATATTCCTTTATACCCTAACACATAAAAAACAAAAGGAGAGAAACACAATGGCAAATTTAGAAGAACTTACAAAAAAAGCAGAAGAAATGGAAAAACAATTAACTGAACTGAAATTAGAAATCAAGCGAGCAAAAAATGATTGGAAATTGAAATATTTTTATGATTATAACGATAAATATTTTTGGATTGACGATGAAGGACTAGTAAGTGAAAGTCAATGGGATAATATGGACATTGACATTAATCGCTTTTCACAAGGCAATATATTCGCAACTAAGCAAGAAGCCAACCTAGAGTCAAATCGAAGAACTCTACTCGCAAAATTTAGAGAGTTTCGTGACGAACGCAACGAAGGCTGGAAACCAGACTGGACCGATACGAACGAAGCGAAATGGTCTGCCGTATTAAGCGCTGGGAAATTAGAGGCATTATCAATGTACTTAAACAACAGCTTTGACACATTTGGACATTTTAAAAATCGTGAAGACTGCCAAAGAGCGATTGAAATATTTGGCAAAGAGATTATCGATTTATTCGTGGAGGCGTAAAAATGTTCAATAAGATTGAAATGTTAAAAAATGCAAATAAATACTACCTCAATATGTATGGCGAGGTCGGAGAAGTTGCTGATTGGTGTTTCACCACTGGAATAATAAATGAAATGCAACCTCAAGGAAATGTTTTTAACTCAGAAAAAGAAGCAGTAAAAGAAAAAGCGAGACGATTTTTAAAACAAGAAATTAAAGAGTTTAGAAACGAATGCAACAGTTATTGGTATCCATGTTTTGGGGACGGCAAGGTGAATTATTGTATCGTTTTAAAAGAAAATGAGTTATTTACTTTAAAAGCAACTGTCATCGATTATTTTCCAGAATTTGGATATTTTAGAAATCTTGAAGATTGCGAACGTGCAAAAGAAATTTTTGGTGCTAGAATTTTAGAGCTATATGTGGACTAGGGATGCGGTATGAGATTAAAAGTAAGTGAAAAAGGCAATCAAATTTGGATTGAGGTCGAGAACGTATGCGAGGCTTACGGTTGGAACGACTCAAAGACTTGTTATGTTGAATACTTTGATATAGACAAAGACCAACTCGGACAAACGGTGCTAACTAAAAGGAGTACAATGGTTTATGAGTCAATCAAAAGTGTAATTCATAAAATCGAGAAAGAGCGTGCTAAAAAAGAATTACAACTCAACGGCAGGCAAAAAGAGGTGTTTCAACGTTGGATAGCGAAAGCGTGATATCGAATGAAGAATACAAAAACGCATTTAGCAGTTAAGAAACCAACCTCTTTACTAGATTTCATGAAACCAATTCAGAAAGATAGCAATATTAAAAAAGAGTTGAGGCAAATGTATTTAACAAGTAAACAGAAACAAGCACTCAAAAATTTAGGAAAGGCGTTGAGTAAATGACCGAGAAACAAACACCATTCGATAAATTAAAAGACGATGTGCATTACTTAATTGTGGCACATTGTAAATACAAAGACATGTCCATGTATGACCGAGCATTAAAACAATTTCAAAAGGATATCGATTATGGACAATTAGAAGAAATGAGTTACAATGAACGGTTCGCTTTTTTGATTGGGTTTGAAAAATCATTGTTGACAATAGATAAGTTGAATGTATTAAACGAGCAATCAAAAAACGAAAAATCGGAGATTACCTATGAGAAGGCTATATACGATATACTTTGCACTCTTCCTGCTGGTACAACTTGGATAACTAGAGAAGGCATTGAAGAAATAGTTATTAGAATTAAAAAAAGAATTTTGCGTGAAGAGGTGGGAAATGATGAAAAATAAAGAAGAATTATGGGTATATACGTTTGGATTGGCATTAAGTTTAAGTGTGACGTTAGTAATCAGTAAATTATTTGGAACTCAGATTAGTTGGCTTGCAACAATGGTGCCATTACTGATATACGTGTTGATTATTTCAATTCTAATACTAATTGGGTCAATCGCAGGAATTGTAACATCAATCATTGATAATATGAGAGGATAGATAAAATGCACATTACTATATTTTTAAAAGACGGAAAAACATTAAGATTTGAAAGAATCACAAACTTAAAAAAAGAATTTCCATTTGATAATATTATCACGTTTAATTACTTGAGTGCCTCAGACGGTAAACAGAAAAGAGGATTATTTAACTTAAAAGATATCCTAGGATTTTCAGTTGACGATGTTAATTTCGATGTCAAAAGTTTATACTAAGTGTGATTGCTGGAGGTTTAGTTTTTGAGATATAAGAAAATAGCCGAGCAACGATTACGTGATTATCCGAATTATGAACGTGAAATCGCTACTCATAGAATGAGCTGGTTATGGCGTGACCCAGACTGCAACGCTTGGATAAAGGGCAAAGGAACTAATTCTAAAACGATTGAAAATGAATTCTTGAAAGTTGAGGCATCTCAATATATTCAAAATCGCTTATTTTGGAAGAAGTGCATTGATGAAGTGCTGGAGGAGCTAGACGAAAAACAACGGTTGTTTGTATCTGAGTATTATTTTGAGAAAGTATACGATTATCGTTCCTTAGCTAAAAAGCATCTCACGAATAAAAATGTAATCATGAGAGCGTGCGACCGAGCTTGCAAGTTGTTGCTTGAAAAGTTAGGTGAAAATGTTGATTGATTATTAGAAAGGGACGAAAAACGCTTGATGTCCCAGCTTTTTCGTGATATATTGATATCGTGGATAGTTGCGAGAGCCTACTTTCTACAAATTGTCATAGAGTTTGAAACTCCTAAAGTTTAGAGGGCGATAAAACGCCCTCGAATATGCCCCTAAGAGGTAACAACACGATTTTCTTTTTTCCTTTGTGTTTAGCCTATCCTACCAATAAGGTTTTGTGTTTCTCGTGTTGAGCCGTTCGAATCGGCTATGGGGCTTTTTTAACAAAAACAAAAAAGAGGAACTAAGAGCGATATAAAATCGCTCTTTTTTTATTGGTTAAAAAGGAGAAAAAATAATGCAGATAGAAAAAATGAAAATTTCAGATTTAATGGAATATAAATACAATGCAAAAGAACACCCTCAATGGCAAATCGAACAGATTATTGCTAGTATAAAGCAGTTTGGTTTTAACGACCCTATTGCGATTGACGAGAATAACACAATCATCGAGGGGCATGGCAGATTATACGCTTTGCAGGAACTAGGCGAAACTGAGGTTGATTGTATCAGATTATCTCATTTAGATGAGGAACAAAAACGAGCGTATATTCTAGCGCATAACAAATTGACAATGAATACCGATTTCGACTTAGATTTATTACAGTTAGAGTTAGATAACATTATCGATATCGATATGAGTGATTTTGGATTTGAGATTTCAAAAGAAATGGAAGTTGAAGCTAATAAAAATACAGAAATCAAAGAAATTCAAGATGAATCAGTTTTAATTGTGGAAGCAAATAGTGAAAATGAGTTAGAAGAATTATATAATGAATTTCAAGAAAGAGGAATAAAATGCCGAGTTTCGATATTATAAAGAAAAATACATTAAAAGAGACGTTTAAAGTTTCCAAAGTTATGGCAGATTTTGATGTTGGAGCAGAACACATTGGGGAACGCTTTGTAGGCAACATTGACTATCCAGAAAAATGGCAAATAGGACTTAACGTAGGAGGAAGTGGAACAGGCAAAAGTACTATTGCAAGTGAATTGTATAAAGACCAATTGCAAGACGATTTTGTCTATCCAGAAAATACTCCAGTGATTGAGTGTATACCATGTAAAAGCGTTGAAGAATTAGAAAAAATGTTTTATGCTGTTGGCTTTGGAAGTGTTCCATCATGGTTGAAACCATATAATATTTTATCAAATGGAGAAAAAATGCGAGTAGATTTAGCAAGAAAAATACTTACTCAAGATTTTGTAGTTTTTGATGAATTTACAAGTGTTGTAGATAGGCAAGTTGCTAAAGTGATTTGCATAGCTATAAAAAAAGCATTGAAAAAATATCCAAATAAAAAATTTGTTGCAATTGGATGTCATCATGATGTTGTTGAATATTTGCAACCAGATTGGTGTTTTAATACTGATAATATGCAACAGGTTTTTCAATACCCCCACGAAGCAAAAAAAAATTTACAGTCAAGCGATGTTCAATTGCAGAGTGGGGAAATTTTAGACGTTATCATTATTTAAATGGAGATATTTCAAAAGGCGCAAGATGTTTTGGATTGTATGACCAAGATAAAATTATTGGTTTTATAGGAGTTATACACTTTCCTCATCCTAAAAATAAAAAAATTAAAAGAGTAACTAGATTGGTGATTTTACCTGATTATCAAGGAATAGGATTAGGAACGAAATTTCTCAATGTAGTAGCTCATATATATGTCAATGAAGGTTTTGATTTTAGGATAGTGACGAGTGCAAAAAATTTGATTTATGCTTTAAATAAGAATAAAGATTGGGAATTTAAAACATATAAAAGAAATAGTGTGGGCCCAAGAAGTAAATTAGCATTAAAAAACACAATTAGAACAAATGTAAAAGTTGGAAGCTTTTTATTCAAAGGTAAAGTAAGGAAGTGAGGCGATGGCTAATGAGCAGAACTTGATACCTGCTAACAAACGAACTAAGGACGAGCATAGAGAAATTGCTAAAAAAGGTGGTATTGCTTCAGGCAAAGCACGAAGAAAAAAATCGAATCTAAGAAAGGCTTTTGAAACAATTTTACAAGCTGAGGTTGCAAGTCCAAATGTAAAGAAACAGCTTGAAGATTTAGGATTCGAATCAACCAATGAAATGGCTTTGGCTATGGTTATGATGCAAAAAGCTATGAAGGGCAATGTCCGAGCTTTTGAGCAAATCAGCAAGTTAACAACGACTGATGTCAAAGATAGTCTTGATAAGGCAGAGCAAAAAGAACGAATTAAAGCTCAGAAAATGAAAAATAAAATGCTAGAAGAGAATGACGGTCGAGAGGCTGTAGTTGAAACGGTGGTGTTCATGAATGAAGCGAACATATCAGATTGATTTGCCTTCAATGGTTGGAGCAGGTTACGGCTCGTTCTGGCGCTCTAAAAATTTCTATCGAGTCGTTAAAGGCTCTCGTGGTTCTAAGAAATCAAAAACTACAGCATTAAATTTTATTATCCGATTATTGAGGTATCCGTGGTCTAATCTATTAGTAGTCAGAAGATACTCTAATACGAACAAGCAATCAACTTATACAGATTTTAAGTGGGCAGCGAACAAATTAAAAGTTACTCATTTATTCAAGTTTAATGAGTCCTTGCCAGAAATCACGGTAAAAGCAACAGGGCAAAAGATACTTTTTAGAGGGTTAGACGACGAATTGAAAATTACCTCTATTACTGTTGATGTAGGTATTTTATGTTGGGCGTGGTTTGAAGAGGCATATCAAATCGAAAACGAGGAAAAGTTTAGCACTGTTGTCGAGTCTATTCGTGGTACTTATGACTCGCCAGACTTTTTCAAACAAATTACAATCACTTTTAACCCGTGGAATGAACATCACTGGTTGAAGGCTGCTTTTTTTGATAAAGAAACAAGACGCACCGATACATTATCACTAACCACTACATTTAGATGTAATGAGTGGTTGGATAAAGTCGATATTCAGCGATATGAGGACTTATACAAGACGAACCCTAGACGAGCTCGCATTGTTTGCGACGGAGAGTGGGGAGTTGCGGAAGGCTTAGTATATGAAAACGTCAAGGTCAAGAATTTCGATAAAGACGAACTATTGAAAGATAATTCATATCAGTTGGCAATCGGACTTGACTTTGGTTTCACGCACGACCCTACCGCATTATGTGCGAGCTTGATTAATGAACAAAAGAAAGAAATATATATATTTGATGAAGCGTATCAAGTTGGATTGATAACAAAAGACGTTGCGAGTATGATATATGAAAAAGGATATTCTAAGGCTCAAATAATCGCAGATAGTGCCGAGCCGAGGTTGATTAGAGAATTACAAACTGAATATAACATTGTAAGATTGCGAGAGAGCCGTAAGGGGAAAGACAGTATTATGGCAGGCGTATCAAAGTTACAAGGATACACAATTTATGTTCATCCAACGTGTAAGCATATTATGGACGAATTCTACAGCTATTGTTATCAACAGGATAAAGAGGGTAACTGGTTGAATAAGCCTGAGGACAAAAACAATCACTTAATGGACGCTCTAAGATATAGCTTGCAATGCATTGACGGAAATCAAACTAAAATCAAAATGCTAAAAGGAGGATTTTAAAATTGGCAAAAGTTTTTGTTAACAAACGAAAAGTCATAACAACAACGAGCGATGTAGTGACGGAAGAAGTCGTAACAGAAGCGGTTAGGTTACACTTGAGTAAATTAGTAAAGAATTATATCGAAAGCGAGGACATGTACCTCTCGCAACACGAAGTATTGAAAATGCCTAAAAAGGATAGCTGGAAACCAGATAACCGATTAGTGTTCAACTATGCGAAGTATATCGTTGATACTTTCACAGGCTATCAGATTGGTGTGCCAGTTAAGATTAAACATGACGACGAAAACGTAAACGATTTTGTCGCAGATTTTCGTAAAATCAATGACATGGAAGACTCAGAGTTCGAACTTGCGAAAATGTCTAGCGTGTTTGGACATGCATTTATTTACGTTTATCAAGACGAGTTTAAACAAACAAGAGCGACATATAACAGTCCAATCAATATGTTTATCGTTCATGATAACAGTATTGAGGAAAGACCATTATTTGCCGTTAGATATACGTTTAATGAGAGCAATCAAACAGGAGTCGGTCAAGTTATAACGAATGATGAAGTGATTGACGCTACATTTACAACGAGTGGAGCAGTAAGATTTGGTGAACGTATTCAGCACATCTACAGTTCTATCCCAGTTGTTGAAGTGATTGAGAATGAAGAAAGACAAAGTATTTTTGAAAGTGTCAAAACTTTGATTAACGCTTTAAATAAGGCAGGAAGTGAGAAAGCGAATGATGTAGATTATTTCGCGGATGCTTACTTGAAAGTACTAGGAGTCGAATTACAAAGTGAAGACGCTAGTCAAATCAGAGAGAACAGGATTTTCAATCTTTGGAAAAATGGAGACGGGCCTTTACCTGATGTTGCTTTCCTTGAGAAACCAAGTTCAGATACGACACAAGAAAATCTTATCAGTTTACTGAAAGAGTCTATTTTCGCAATCTCAATGGTAGCGAATATGTCTGAGTCTGAGTTTGGGAATTCGTCTGGAACGGCTCTAGCTTTCAAATTGCAAGCGATGGACAACCTTGCTCGAATGAAAGATAGAAAATTACAATCCGCATTTAACAGATTGTATAGAATCGTGTTTAGTGTTCCTTTGACTACCGTATACGAGGACGCATGGACCGGATTGACTTATACGTTCACTAGAAATGTACCTAGAAATATTCTAGAAGAAGCGCAGATTGTCGGGCAGTTATCTGGGCAAGTGTCAGAGGAAACCAAGTTATCTGTTCTATCTATCATTGATGATCCTCAAAAAGAAATCGAAAGAATGGAAAAAGAAGAAGAAGCTATGGGCGACCTTGAAACACGTCTAGAAAAACAAAAAATCTACTCAGACGCTGAAATGAGCGAAAGTAAGAAGGTTATAGCAGATGTTGACTAATGAGTACTGGGAAGGTAGATACCGAGCCGAGGAAAAGGCAAGGGAGCTGGCGGATAAGAGAGTCGCTTTTCAATTACAAGGTATCTATCAACAACACGCCAACAATATTCAGAAAGAAATCGATAGCTTTTGGCAACGGTATGCCGATAGCGAAGGCATAACAAAATTACAAGCTAAGCAACGAGCGGACAAACTTGATATGGTGAATGTTGAGTTTAAAGCTAGACAATTAGTTGAGAGAGCTAACCGCTTGAGAGAGCGTGGAAAGCAGGTTACAAGTAAAGATTTTACAAAAGCGGAAAACGACTTGTTGAAACTTTACAATCTTAAAATGAAAACAAGTCGTCTTGAAGTGTTACAAGCGAATATTAAGTTACACCAGTATGAGCTAGCTTTAAATGAGTTTGAAATCATTGACAGGCACTTGGTTGAGTCAATCAGACGTGAAAATCTGTTTAGTGCTGGCGTGCTTGATATGACACTTGGAAGTTATGAAAGCTCGAAAATATCTGCTGACTCTATTGTTTTTGCCAACTTTGAAGATGCAACGTGGTCGTCTAGGATTTGGGAAAGACAAAACGAGTTGAGAGCTATTGTTAAGAAAGGCGTTGCGGATACCGTGTTAAGAGGACAAGGAACAAACGTACTTATTAACAATCTCAAAAAAGAGTTTGATGTATCCTATGGATACGCTAGACGGTTAGCAGTGACAGAATCAGCAAGGGTATACTCAGAGGCACAGAGCGCCAACTATGAGGCTAACGGTGTTGAATGGTATGAAGTCATGACTGAATTAAAAGCGTGTCCTATTTGTCAACCGTTCAACGGGAAAATCTTCAAAGTATCAGAAATGGTTCCAGCATTGAACGCACCACCATTTCACCCTAACTGTCGATGTACGACGGTTCCGCATTTTGGGGAAAATCCAAATAGCGTAGGTAGAGATGAAACAGTAACACCTAGAAGAATAGATTTAAGTGCTATTTAGTACTCAAAAAAGGAGTAAAAGATGCTTATTTGGGATTTAGTATCAATCGCTTTAGGGTGGTTGGTATTTTCGTTTTTAATGCTAGTTATCATAGCAGTTGTAAAAGCGATGATTGAAGTAATCAAAAAAATAATCTAACCGTATGGAATCCCGTACGGTTTTTTATTGTCCAAACTTTGAAGACGTTAAAAGCTAAGGATAATCAGTCCACTCTGGACTTAAAAAGGAGGGCCTAAAATGGCAGAAGAAATTAAAGAACCTGTAGTTGAACCTGAAATTGAACAAGCTAGCGGTCAAGAAGAGGAAAAAACTACAGAAAAAACATTCACACAGTCACAGCTTGATGAAATCATTCAGAAAGAGAAAGCTAAGGCCAAGCGCTCTGCTGAAAAAGAGTATCAAGCTAAGATGGACGAAGCTGAAAAGCTACGCAAGATGAACGAGGTTCAGAAAGCAGAGTATGAGCAAGAAAAACAAAGAGCATACATCGCTGAACTCGAAGCTAAAATCAATCGAAGCGGGCTTGAGCGAGAAGCCTCAAAAATGCTATCTGAGGGCGGTATTGTAGTGGACGATAAAATCCTAAGCATTGTTGTCAAAGATACCGCAGAGAGCACGCAGGAGGCTGTAGAAGGCTTTGTAGCTTTAGTGAATGAACTTGCTGATAAAAAAGTTGGCGAAAAATTAAAAGGTAAAACGCCTAAGAAGATGGAAGACACTTCGGCTGGTGAGATTACCAAAGAACAATTTAACAAAATGGGATATCAGAGCAGAAACGAATTACTGCAAAACAACCCCGAACTATATCATAAATTGAAAGGATAATGAATAAATGACACAAACTAAAATTGAACAATTAGTAAACCCTGAAGTTATGGCTGACATGGTTTCAGCTAAACTACCAAAAATGATTAAATTTACACCTTTAGCTTACGTTGAGCGTGAGTTAGTAGGACAACCTGGGAACACAGTTACTGTACCAAAATGGGTATATTCTGGAGACGCTAAAGACATCGCAGAAGGCGAAGCAATCGTTCCTGACCAATTAACTACTGCTAAATCTACAATGACTATTAAAAAAGCTGGTAAAGGTATCGAAGTAACAGACGAAGCTCTTTTATCAGGATACGGCGACCCTCTAGGCCAAGCTGCGCACCAAATCGCTTTAGCTATTGCCAACAAAGTAGATAACGACTTAATCGTTGAGGCTAAGAAAGCAACTCAATTCGTTGCGGAAGCTCCTACAACTGGTGCTGCACTTGATAAAGCTTTAGCAGTATTTGCAGACGAAGAAGACGCACGTTATGTTGCGATTATCAATTCTGAAGATGCTATTGCTTTACGTGCTGATACTGCAAAAGAATGGATTCGTGGTTCAGAGGTTGGCGCTAACATCGTTATTTCTGGAACATTCGGTGAAACTCATGGTGTTCAAATTGTACGTTCTAATAAAGTAGACAAAGGGAAAGGATTCCTTGTTAAAGTATCAGCTACAGAAACAGATACAGACGATGTTGCTAAATACGGAGCATTCGTTCTTAACCTTAAACGCGATGTGGCTGTTGAAACAGACCGTGATATCCTTAAGAAAACAACTGTTATCACTGGTGATGAACACTACGGTGCGTACTTATACGACCCTACAAAAGTTGTTAAATTCGGAGGAAATGTTTAATGGGGATGATGTTACGACGACATCACCCTAAAAAGCCTGCTGAAACTGAAACTATTAACTATAGCGAATTAACAGTTAAAGAGTTGAAAGATATCGCTAGAGAACGCAATATCGAAGGTTATTCAACATTGAACAAAGAGGAACTTATCGCAGTATTATTGGAGGGATAGCATGGAAAATATCGCTCAAGCAAAAATATTATTGGGGATTGAAGACAATCTCCAAGATAAGTTACTAACAACAATCGCTACGTTGACGACCGCTAACTTTTTAGCTTACGCAGGCGTGGATGATGTTCCAGAAGGTCTCGAGTATATTATTACCGAGGTTATTATTAAACGATTTAATAGAATTGGTGCTGAGGGGATGAGTAGTCAATCCCTCGAAGGCGCCTCAATGAGGTTTGATTTCGATGATTTCAAAGAATACGATAGTGTGATTAAGCGAGTATGTTCAAAAACGTTCAATGCGGGGTTTAAAATGTTATGAGATACAATGAAAGAGTGGAGATTATCGCTAAGAAACAAGAAGAGTATGATCCAGAAACAGGCGAATATACCTCTAGCGAGGGAGTAGGATTGATTGTCCCAGTTCATGTAATGGACTTGGGCATTGATAAGCAAGTAGCAGTATTTGGGGAGTACAAACGTGGCTCAAAAGTGGTTTATTTCCAAAACGCACCTAAAATCTCATTCACTTACCTAAACTATCGAAACGAACGCTATAAATGCAGAGCAGACAAGCAGTCTGGAAGAGTATTCTATTTAGAAAAGGATAATTCTGTTGGGTAGCTTACAATTTGAATTAAAAGGTCTTGAAAAGATTCAAACTAAACTTCAAAGAGTCGCTAAAATGGAAGAGGTTGAGCGTATCGTTGAGAAACACGGTTCAGAAATGCAGAAAAAAGCAGTAAACAACGCATCCAAGTTTAGAGGGCACTATGAAGGTAGAGGCAAAAATAAGCATTTTGTCAAACCAACAGGGGCGACAAAACGGTCTATTTCTGTCAATAGTAGTAAGGTCGGTAGGTTCAAATATAAAGTGGCACCAGGCACTAGTTATGCTGCATACGTTGAATTAGGGACTCGCAAAATGAGCGCACAACCGTTTATAAAGCCAGCTTTTGATGACCAGAAAAAACTATTTAAAGACGATTTGGAAAGGTTGGTTAAATGAAATCAAGAGAGCAAGCAGTTTTTGATGGCGTGTTTAAACGCTGTCAATTATTGGGGTATAAGACATACGATTATAAACCAGACGATGACGCGCCTTATCCGTTCGTTGAGTTAGAGGATACAACTTCTATACTCGTTCCAAACAAAACGGACGTAAAAGGCACAGTCGAATTGGTCTTATCGGTATGGAGTACTCGCAAGAAACGAAAACAAGTATCAGATATGTGTTCGAGTATCTTAAGTGAAGCGATGAAGATTAGCGAGGCGGATGGTTATCATCTAGCGTTGAATATCTCTCAATCTTCAATATCGCTTTTTGATGACAACACGACAGTCGAATCACTCAAGCGTGGTCGTGTTCGTTTAGTATTTACAATTTTATAAGGAAAGAGGTTAAATAAATGCCAGTTGCAAAAAAAGGTATTGATAGTATTTTATTATTTCGCTTACTAAGTGAAGCGAGCAAAGCAGACGGTGCTAAGTTAGCATTCCAAACTGAACACTCAACAGAGAAGAGCCGTGACACTAACTCGGTTAAAACTAAAGACGGTGTTTTACAATCAGTCGGTGGGATTGAGGTTTCAATTACTGCTACTACAATTATGGCGGAAGATGACGAGCTTGTTGCTAAGCTTGAAACTGCTATGGATAAAGGCGAACTTGTTGAAGTTTGGGAAATTGAAAAGAACGCTAAGAAAAAAGGCGATAAATTCGAATCAGTGTATTATCAAGGTTACTTAACATCATTCAAGAAAACTAAGAACGCTGAAGACTTAATCGAGTTGGAACTTGAGTTCGCAGTTAACGGAACTGGTGTGAAGGGTTATGCTACTCTTAACAACAGTCAAGCTGAAGTAGTTCAATATGAATTCGCTGATACAACAAAAGGAACAGCTAGTCCAGCTAGTCCTGTAGCTGTTTCACCTGGAATCGGTGGTTAGAAATTAAGAGAGGTTCACGCCTCTCTTTTTTATTGTATTTTTTAGAAAAAGGAGAAATAACAATGCAATTAAAAATCAATGATAAAACTTACAACATTAAATTCGGAGTGAAATTCGTTCGTGCGCTTGATAAAGCTTATCCAATCGAACAACAAGGTTTGAAATTCGGAATGGCTCTATCTGCTAAAATTCCAGAATTATACGCAAAGAATATCGCATCATTAGCTGATGTTATCTACTACGGAACAGTAACTGAAAGCCCACGTCCTTCATTATCGGAAGTTGAAACATACGTTGAAGAGTGCGAAGATTTAGAACAATTGTTTGATGATGTACTTCAAGAATTGAGTGAGTCTAACGCTGGTAAGTCTTTGCTGTCGGAGATGAATCAAGGTCTCAAGAAGAAATAGTTGAGAAATCTTCTATTGAAACGTTTGAGGAAATCATTATTAATTGTGTCCGATTTTTAAACATTACTGACATGAACGAGATAGGTCGTATGACAATGTACGAGTATGACTTGTTGATGACTGGAGTGTTGTTGAGAAAGCAGGATGAAGACGAACTCTTACATCGTTCTGCTTGGTTAACTAGACAGGTAGAAGCTACTAAATCGGACGGAAAAACTCCTTTATACAAGAAATACAGTGATTTTTACAAGAAAAAAGATACTAAGCAAAAGTATCAGCTCTCAGACAAAGAGAAAGAACTCTTACTGAGAGCAAACACGTAATGAAAGGAGGTATATAATGGCAGAGACTTATTCAGTCGAGGCGGTGCTCACCGCTGTAGACAAGGGAATGAGTTCTACTTTGAACGGGTTACAGAAAGCAATCAACGGACTTCAAAAGACATCATCTACATTCGATAACATTTCAAATAAGAGCAGTTCGATGTTTAAATCAATGCTTGGCGCTGAGCTTGTTGGATCAGCAATTAAATCCGCTTTTGGAAGTATCAAAAGTACAATGGGCGAAATGGTCGGTGAGCTGAATAGTTCAAAAAAGGCTTGGGATACGTTTGACGGAAACCTCAGCAAGTTGGGTTGGGGGAAAGACCAAATCAACCAAGCTAAAGAGGCTATGCAGGACTATGCAACCAAAACTATTTACTCAGCTTCAGATATGGCTAGTACGTTCTCACAAATGGCGGCGATTGGTCGAAAAGATAGTGGCGAGCTTGTAAAAGCTATGGGCGGTCTTGCAGCATCCGCAGAAAATCCTAAGCAAGCAATGACGTCTCTTTCTCAACAAATGGTTCAAGCTCTAGCTAAACCGAAACTTACTTGGCAGGACTTCCGTATCATGATGGAACAAGCTCCAGCAGGTATGAGCGCAGTTGCTAAAGAAATGGGAATGTCGCTAAATGATTTGATTCTCAAAATTCAAGCTGGAGAAGTTAAAACTGATGATTTCGCCGAAGCGTTTAAACGTGCTGGGGCATCCATGCAAGATATGGCTACTCAATACAAGACGATTGACCAGGCTATGGACGGATTGAAAGAATCACTTTCAAATAAACTAAAGCCAGCTTTCGATACATTGTCTAAAGCAGGTATCAAGGCACTTGAGGCAATTATGAATCAGCTCGATAAGGTTGATTTTAATAAACTAGCAACAAATCTAGAAGGCTTTTTAAGCAAGATAGACTTTGAAGCGGTTATCGGAAAAATAACATCGTTCGTTGGCTCTGCTGTTGCTAAAATTAAAGAATTTTGGCAAGGCTTCACAAATACAAGTGCGATTTCTGATTTTAAACAGGCATTGAGCGAAGTTTGGGAAGCTGTCAAGAAAGTATTCTCTTCTCTTTCTGGTGGAGACATGGCGTCTTTCGGTGAAAAGATTGGGAAAGCCTTGAGTGCAGTTTCACAGGCATTACAGGCGTTTGCTAAAATCGTTCAAAGTCTAAGCCCAGAACAGATAAGGGCGATTGCTACTGCGTTTATTGGTTTTAAAGTGGCACAAAGGTCAACAAAACTTTTGACAAATGCTTTAATTGGATTGAGCAAGGGAGTAGGCGCAATCAAGGCTGTTTTTGGTGGACTACAAAGCTTTACAAGTGTGGTGAAAGCTTTACACGGTATCGCAAAAGGTTCTCAAGCTGCAAGCTCGGCATTAACATTTATGGCTCAAGGTTCAAAACTTGCTAAGGGCGCACTAATCGGACTAAACATTTTCAGTAAAGTGGGTGGTTGGATTGGTTCAGCAGTTTCAGCAATCGTTGCTTTCCTTGGACCAGTTGGATTGATTATTGCTGCGGTCGTGGCAATCGGTGTAGCGTTTGTTATTTTATGGAACAAATGCGAAGGTTTCAGAAATTTCTTTATAGGTTTATGGAACGGCATTGTCAATGTTGCCTCAGACGCTTGGAAAGGTATTCAAGGTGCTTGGAGTGGATTGGTAGAGTGGTTCTCTAATCTATGGAACGGAGTAAAGAAAACTGCTTCAAATGCTTGGAATGGTTTCCTTGAGAAGGCTAAGCCAGTCATCGACGCTATTAAAACTGCTTGGGATAGCATTACAGGGTTCTTCTCTGGACTTTGGAAAGGCATTAAACAATTTGCCTCTAATGTTTGGGACAGCTTTGTAGAAGGCGCAAAACCAATTGTGGAGGCGTTGATGAATGTATGGAACGCTTTATCGGAGTTCTTCTCAACACTTTGGGACGGTATCGTTTCGGTAGCCACAACGGTTTGGAATGGTATTGTTGATGTTGTCAAGTCGGTAGTTGAAGTGATTAAAGGCGTTTGGAACGGCATTACAGAGTTCTTTAGCAACCTTTGGAAAGGCATTACAGAGGCATCTACTATTGCGTGGAATGGTCTTGTTGAGTTTATTACTCCTATTGTTGAAACAATCAAAGGTTTGTGGACTGGTTTTTCTGAGTTCATGGTTTCTATCTGGGACGGAATTATTTCGGTTGCCACAACTGTTTGGAACACACTACAACCTATCGTCGAGGCGGTATGGACTGGTATTCAAACATATATCTCAACTGCTATTCAAAACATTCAAACTGTTATCACAACAGGAATGCAAGTTGTCCAAGAAGTATGGAATGCGGTTTGGACGGTATTTACAACGATTGTTCAAACTGTATGGACTGTTATTTCAACAGTTATTTCAACCGTTTTGAATGTGATAGCGGGCATTATCAACGTAGCGACTGCGCTTATTAAAGGCGATTGGAGTGGTGCTTGGGAGGCAATAAAAGGAATAGCCTCGACCGTTTGGGAAGGTATTCAAACAGTTATTTCAACTGTGATCAATGCGATTAGTACTATTATTAGTACAGTTTTAGGTGCGATTAAGAATACCGTTTCAGCAATTTGGGAAGGTATTAAGAGCATCATAACAACAACAATCAATGCGATTAAAGAAACTGTGGTGAATGTCGCAAACGCCTTGAAGGAAGGTTTCTTGGGTGCGTTAGATGCACTTAAGAGCGGAGTTTCTAGTGCTATTGAGGCAATTAGTGGTTTCTTTGGCAAATTATGGAACATTGACTTAAGCGGTGCAGGTCGTGCGATTATGGACGGCTTTCTCGGTGGGTTAAAAGCAGCATGGAACGCAGTTACCGATTTCATTGGTGGCGTTGCTAACTGGATTGCAACTCATAAAGGACCTATCTCGTATGACAGACGATTGCTTATCCCAGCAGGTCAAGCAATCATGGGCGGTTTCAATACTGCTTTAATGAGTGGATTTGAAAATGTCAAAGGAAATGTATCTGGAATGGCGGACGGTATTCGCTCGATGTTCGATGATGCAGGTTCTAGAGTTTCAGCTATGTCAAATGCTTTGCAAGGCGATTTCTCTAATAACGTATCTGGTACATTATCAGCTACTTATGAAGTCAATCAGACGAAAGAGCCAGCAGTTATTAACCTTGCTCTCGGTTCTAATGATTTCAGAGCGTTTGTTGCAGACATTTCAAACATTCAAAGTAAAGAAGAAAGGATAAGATTGAAGGCTTCAAGCCTTTAATGGTGTTTTAAATGTATATTTTTAACGATACTACAAAAGGCACACCAACATTTAATTCTGGTCTAGAAGTTCAATTTGGTGGTGTGAGCCTCAATCAAGAAATGAATAACGAGGACGGAACATTCTTTGTGGCGAACACAACAGGACGTGATGTCCTCGATTTTCGTCATGAAACAGCGACTATAAAGGGACGTGACGGTCAATATCTCTATGGCGCTACTTACAAAGAGCGTGAGATTGAGATACAGGTTAGGTTAACAGGGAATACTGACTTAGGAATGAGAAAGCAGTACGAGCGATTAAATCGCTTGTTATTTTCACGCAAAGCTAAGAAATTAGTATTTGGTGATGATTCAGGGCGATATTATAAAGCTATCTTTTCGAAGGTTAAGAAACCCGAATTGGAAGATGCAAATGATACGGTTATCAAACTGCATTTCATTTGTTACGACCCGTTCAAGTGTACAGAACCTAAGACGGTTACTACAAGCACTGTTGATTATCAAGGTGACTTTCCAACAGAGCCAATCTTGAAGTTAACCACAGAAGCTGGCTCTGAAATTCGTATCTTACACCTCGAAACACAAAAATACATTCGTCTAAAAGCTACTTACATTCAAGGTTCGAATTTACTTGTCAATTGTGAGACAAGAGAAATCAAGTTGAACGATAGAAACGAGTTGATGAACTTTGATATGGTTAATAGTCGCTATTTCAAACTTCAAAAAGGCGTTAACACATTTCAAGTTGAGGGTGCTACATTGAATAGCATTGAGTATAAAGAGGTGTTCGCATGATCTATTTATTTAATCAGACAGAAGAATTGATTGATGTCATAGATGAAGCGAGCCTTGAAGAGTTCACTCATACGATTGAATTAAATCAGTTTGATAGAGCGAGCTTTGAAATCCCTATAGATTACAAGCCTGAAATTATCAAAGAAGCCCAGTTTTTCGGATTTCAATCACGAGACAGGGATTTTTGTTTGTTCAGAATTTCGGGAAAATCTGGCGACATCGGATTGACTATCCAAGGGATAGATAGAGCAGAAAGTGACTTACATTCGTTCATCATCGAGAATAAGCGCCCTGGTGGAACTGCTGACCAAGTGTTGAGTGGAATTTTAGAGGGAACAGGATACCAATTAGGAAATGTAGACGGCTTGACTAGAACAGGTAGATTGAGTTTCTACTATATTTCAGTTCGTCAAGCGCTCGTTAAAATAATTGAATCGTATGCTTGCGAGTTCAAGATTAGATATACCTTTGTCGAAAATAAGATAATCGGACGATACATTGACCTAAATCAACGCTTTGGACGTGTTACAGGTCATCAATTCGAGTATGGATCTAATATTCTAAATGTTACCTACGAAGAATCGTCTGATGATGTTGTAACTGCTCTTATCGGTCGTGGTAAGGGTGAACAAAGCACGGATGAAAATGGGGAAGCTACGGGCGGGTATGGTCGTAGAATCCAGTTTAAAGATGTTGTTTGGTCAGTAGCAAATGGCGACCCTGTTGATAAGCCTGCAGGGCAGAATTATGTAACAAATGAGGCAGCTAGAAATATCTACGGATTGCATCAGAACGGAGTTGTTAAGCATCGTTTTGGCGTATATACCAACGAAGATATTGAAGATCCTGTTGAGTTGCTAAAAGCGACTTACAAAGAGTTACAACACTTATCTGTTCCAATCGTTACATTTAAGGCCAATCTCTTAGATTTAGCCAATGCGATTGAAAATGATGTTTGGATTGGAGATAGCGTCGGAATCGTAAGAGACCAGATAGGTATTTCCTTTGAGGCTAGAATTCACAAGCTGACAATCGACAAGCTTGATAATAACCGCTCAATTGCAGAGCTTGGAGATTATCAAACGTTGCAAGCTAAAGACCGTGCAACACGTCAACAAGCAATAATAGATGCAGTGAGTGGTTTTAGCGAATCACTAATTGAAAAAGCTGTTGTGGATGAAGTCGAAAGGCGAAATAAAGAATTCGATGAGAAAGTGCGAATCAACAAGCTTGAATTTGATAATGCTATCAAAGAATACGAAAACAAAGCTGAAGAAACTAAGCGTGCGCTATCTGATGAAATCAATCAAAGGTTCCAAGAATTCAGCCCAACTGGACTTGATGAAATTAAAGCAAAATCAGAGGAAGCCTTGAAGAAAGCTGGGGCGAGTGTTGACCTTGTTGAAGAATTGAAGAAAAATGTTACTGAAAACACAAAGGATTTCCAACGTGTTAAAGAAACTAATCAACTCTACGAGCGTATCTTGGGTAGTACGGATTCAAACGTTGCCTCAAACGTCGCTCGTATGGCTTTAACCTCAGAATTGTTTGAGGTTGAAGTAGGAAAGAGATTTAGTAACCTTACTAATCTATTTTACGCGCCAACCAAGATTCCTAAATACATTTCATCAGTCGCGACAGATAAGCATTTAGAACGTGTTAGTTTTGGTGATCATGATGGTATCAGAATTAACTATACTGATTCTATGTCAGGGTGGTTGTGGGTTCGATTCCCTCTTACTAAAAAGTTTGTCAAACAAGGTGAGAGTCTTGGGTATCGTATCGAGATTGAAGTAGAAAAAGTACCTAAAAATGGTATGGTTTTAATTCAATTATTGGATAACACTCCAGAGCTGGGGATGTATTATGCCTCTCAAATTCTGCTTAATAAAACTGGCAATCAGGTATTTACAGGATATTTAGACATCCCTTCTACTGGTGAGTTAAACGAGTACAGTCTTAGATTTACTCTTACAAGTCCAGGAAATATCGTTATTCATAAGCCTATGGTTATTGACAAACACATAATTCCTGACGAATTCGTAGATAGCACTGACTACAACAACGAGTATAATCGAGTGTCTATGTCATTGTTAAAAGATAGTTTTGCTATCCAAACCTTGACTAGTCCAGGAGCAGTAACATCTCAAATCAATTTAGCACCTAACGACGCTTTGATTGAAGCAAGTAAAATCCGACTAAAAGGTCGAACACTTGCTGATGAAATTACAGCGATAGACGGTTATTTTAAACGATTGTTTGTGGGTGATGCACGAATTGGAACGCTTAATTCAGATATCATCAGAGCCGATTCAATCACGGCTGATAAGCTAGTTATGGATTCTGCTATGGCTAGAAGATTCGTCGCTAGTGATTTATTCACGGATACGCTCGCTGCTAAAACAGCCTTCATCAACAAACTACGGTCAGTAGTAGTATCAGCAACCTTGCTTGAAGGTTATAAAGGAAAAATCGGTGGATTCCAAATCGGTACACATGATAAAGATCCAAGCGTTTCTTGGTTGACTGGTACCAATCAATTTGCAGTTGGTATGAGTAACGGTAGCTCAGCATGGGGGCAAACTGCTCTTTGGGTAAACTGGGGAGATAACTGGGATAAACCAGGCAACTATGCCTGGTATGTGAAACGAACAGGAGAAATGTTCTGTTATAACAAAGCACAATTTTGGAATGTTCCTCGGATTCACGGAAATCTCGAAGTGACTGGCGACGTCTTCTATTACATTGACAGAGCGAGTAATAAAGTCGGTTATTGGGTCCACTCACCTTCATATAAACGTATCGAGGAAAGCAATGGTTATGCCTATCTATATCGCCAAACTGGCGGTTATTCGTGGGTTCCTTTAAACAAAGATATCTCAGACCGTAGATACAAAACTAATATCAAAGACAGTCAAGTATCAGGTTTGGATGTTATCGAGCAGTTGAAAACCTACTCTTATCGTAAGGAATACGATGACAAGATTGAAGATATCTCATGCGGTATCATGGCTCAAGATGTCCAGCGAGTTGCACCAGAAGCGTTTTTTGAAAATCCGGACGGTGCTTACTCATATAACACGTTCGCACTTGTGCCTTACTTAATCAAGGCTATTCAAGAACTCAAGCAGAAAGTAGAAAGGTTGGAAAAAACATGAACGGACAAGACAAGCAGATTAGTAGTCTCACGATTAAATCATTGAGTGAGAGAATTAGCAATGAAGCTACTCAATCAGCTACACTAGAAGCTCTATACACAGTTACAGCTATGGAATTGGAGCAGATGAAACGAATCATCGAATCAGATGAAGAACTAAAAGCAAAATTTGAAAAAGTAAGAAAAGAAAAGGAAGAATAATATATGACATTTAAAGTTATCAACAAATACTTACAAGAAAACAACCGTACATTCGTTGCGGTTCGTCAAGAAGCACCATATACGGCATTTGACCGTGTATTGATCGGTAATCACATGAATGAGTCAGATGAAGACTTGATTAAAGCGATCATCGCTCAAGTGACTACTGAATTCAATCCAGCCGAGGGAGTGAAGAAACTTCAAGAAGACTTGCAAACGCAAGCTGAAAGTTACGAAGAAAAACTTGCTGAGAAAGATGCAAAAATTGCAGAAGTTAAAGCCGTTGCAGATTGGGCAGTATTGGCTCGTGTAACGGATGTTGACAATCCACTAGACCCTACTGTTTTCAAACGTGGACTTGAATTAGTCAACCTTGGGAAAGTTGGCAAAACTTACCAACCTCAAGAAATTTTCACTTTAGAAGATCCTAACCATATTGAGAAATATCAAGAAGGTAGACGTGTTATGGTTCAAGTCAACGAGTCATTCACTTATCAAGGAGAAACACTTGAACAACTTGCATCATTAGAGCAAAACGGAAAGCTTGGCATTTGGAAATGGACTGAACCTAAACAAGAAAAACCAGCCAACGAGCTAGACACACAGCCATTACAATAGAATTAGTGAAAAAGGGGAGTGGTTTAATTGGAATTTTTAACCTTAATCGATAAACTCACGCCCGTTTTGATTGTGATAATTCCAAGTTATTTCTCATTTAAGAGTACTCAAAATACAAAAGAGACTGAAAAACAAATCAATGTTCTTGCTGAAAAAATAAGTGATCTTGAAAAATCAGTGGGCGAAGTTACTGAGATTGGGCGAGATAATCGTGATAATCTTTCTCTCATTGGAAAAGGTTTGCAACGATTACAGCGTTTTCGATTACAAGAAAACTTAAAAAAAG